GCATATTTATTTTTGAAACTTGCGTGTTTACCTTTTGATAGATTATCTGCTTTGACATAGTTATTAAAAAGTGTACTAATATCAAATATTCCCATACCTGCATTATTTGGTGTAGTTTTAAATTCACCAATCGGCTCTCCGTCAATCCAAAGTTTACATACAAACTTTACATTTTGCTCGACTGCAACAGCAAGTTGACATGATGCTGCAATAATTAGTTCTTGCCCTAAAGCTGTATATGGAAAAGGAATAGTTTGTCTTGTAACTGTAGTATGTTGTGCCATCTTATTTAGTGTAAGTTGTTATGTAATTTTGTATGTCTAGTTTCAATACATCTAATATTTGTTCTTTTAGTTTTATGTATTCTACTCCTAAAGGTTTTTGAAAAAAGCTCAGGCTTTTAATCCCCCTAGTTTTAATCTTTTTACTTATGTAAATAGCTAGTCCTGTAATATATCGTCCTGTATTTTTATCTCTGCCTTTCTTCATTCCGTGTCCTTTGATTCCTTTCTTTTTCACCCACTTAGAAAGTATGTCAATAGGTGGACCTTTAGTGGTGTAACTGTATGAGCTTTTTCTAGTCTTACCTTTAGCATCTGTAAATGAGTGACTCACTTTAGTTCCTGAAACTCCTTCATCTAAATAAGTTCCATAATCATTCATATAGAACATAGTATCAAAGCCTGTAGCTGTTGGCACTACTTTCACTCTAATTGACTTGCCTAAAGCAGTATCACCTTTTTGGTTTTTTAGACTTTTTTTAGCTTCATCTACAACCTTATCACCAAAATCCTGTAGATATTTTTCAAGACTAGGTGTTTTCATTATTCAAGCCCTACAAATATTTCTACTCTTGGATTGTAAGAAGATCCTACAGGCTTAACTATCAACCATTGTATATCTTCCATTGTTCCAAATGAAGGTGCTTCATCAGCTTCAGCTAAAGCAATAGCTGCAGCTTGGAATAAAACGTGAGAGCCACCTGCTCTAATTGTTACTTGATAATTTGTATTCGTTGTAACTACTGCTAATTCTATCTCAGCATTTGCATCAAGATTCGTGACACGTATGTACTTCGTTCTATCTACATCAATTGCCCCTGCTTCAGTATGAGGGGTTGTAGCAAATACTGCTACTGTTGTTTCTTGTGAATGTGCACAAGTTACTATTCTTTCAAAGACATCATTTATATCTGTCGTTGTTACCGCATTACTTGAACCTCTTGTTGATCCATTTAAAGCTACTTGGTCTGTTATTGTTGTTACTAAGTCTGCCATATTATAATTTTATTGTTATTTTAAAAAATCCGATTTCTATTCTATATTTTCCTATTTTAAATTTCATTAATATCCTGAACCTGTTCCTGTACCTGTTTTCATAGGAATAGTACAAGCTTGAAAGTCATTTTGCACTAAGACTCCCATATTAAATACCCACCCACAACAAAGATTGTCAAACCTTTCTTGAAATGGCTCTATTGAAAATTGGTCATCTGTAAAGTAGAGGGGTGCATTAATATCATCTACATCTATTAATGATTGTTGTGCTGAATGTCTAAGCATTCCAATAAAGTCAGTACAGATTTGTAAAGTTTCATTAAATACATCTTGTTCATTACTTAAAGTCTTATACAGTTTTGTAAATGTATTTTTTGGTGACATTATTTTATCTCTATTTGTTGTCCAATCAGCCTTTTCAGTTACCATATCCATAATGAATATCTGAAAGTTGTACGTCAAAGTAGAATCACCTGTAGTTACTGAAGTTGGGTTGAGATGTAGTAAAGGAAACTTGGTATTTTTTTCCAAGTCTATATCCCAAATATCACCTACTGAAGTTGTAGAGATTTGCTCGTGTTTTTCACAAATCCTTAACAGAGTATTGACTACATTATTATAAGTTTTATTGCTTACCATTTAATTTTGTTTTTTGACTTTCATTTAAGTCTGTTTCATAACTGAGCCAAGTTAAGCACTCCAAAAGTCCTAAGCTCGTTATACTTTCTAATTTACTTATGTCTTCATTACAGAGTCTGTGCATTACTCCAAACCAACCCCATTTCTCACTTATACTTTCGCTGACGATTGAGTCTTCATTTCCTTCAGCTTCATTGTCAAATATGATTGCGAAGTCTCCGATAATTCGTTCACGAAATTGTAAAAAAAAACCAATGCACTTTGCACTTGCTCTGCTGACATCTTCTTCATCTTTTCGGCTCGGATAGTTAAATCACCCCCATAGGCTTGAATAGAATAGACTTCATTTTCTTTTTCTAAAATTGGTCTATACAGAACTGCCATCACTTCAGGCAGGTGTTCTTCTATTCCTATTTTTATAAAAGTTTCCAAATCTGCATACTCACCTAATGTAATCTCATCTAAATTTGGGTGAAAACCATACTCAACCCCATCTATTTCAATTATCCTTTTTAAAGAACTATCTTGTCTTGCCTGTAACTCTGCTACTTTTTCCATAATAACAGCTACATCTTTTAAGCTAAGCTGATTGATTAATTGCTTAGGTATATCTGACATAGCAGCTATTGTTTCTTCTGCTTCCTTCGTCTTACTTCCTGACTGAAACTCAATTAATTTTAACCATCTTTCAAGCGTTACATCTGACCAACTATTTATGAGCTTGAACTCCTTTGTCTTGCCTTCCTTCTTGATTTTGACTTTCATCATAATATAATAGAAAAAGTTTGTTTTTAGTTTAAAGTTTGTATATTTGCCACGTTTTCTTTCGTTTCATATTCTGTTGGATTGGGGGTTGTCTTTAAGGCAGCCCCTTTTTACTGTACAAAATACTTTCCAAAGTTATTATCTATTTCATAAAACATTCTCATAGCTAAAGCATCTGAATAGTCAGGAGATCTACCTATTATGTCTTTGACTATTTCTTTAGGAACTATTTGTAGCTTAGTGTCTTTGTCTGCGTCTTTCATTCTTACTTGCTCACACTCTTCAATGATATGATTTTTTACATTTATATCAGGGCAAGTTATTCCTATCTGAGCTTTGTTAATTAATTCAGCTAACTTGTAATAGCACTGAGTCTTTAGGTTCTGATAATTCTCTTTTTTTAATGGTCTTGCATTGTTAGTAAATCCTTGACACCTGAGAAAGTCTTTAGCTCCACCCCCAACCCCATCTTCGTCTATAATGATATGGCGTAATGGTACACCGTTAGTCTGTTGTAATTGCCTTACTTCGTCTACAACGTCATTTACAGCCGATTTAAGCAACGTTCTTATCTTTTTAATATGTAACCCCTCCCAATACATTATAACTGTTCTATCACTTCCAAAACGTGCTACATCACAACTGATAAACTTTTGACCTTCTATTCCTTTTTGAGTAAACATATTTATTATAGCATCATATTCAATTAAATTATCTTTACTTGCATCATATTCCCAATTCCCAAATAGGAGTCTTTGTTTACTGAGTTCATCTAATGTTTCTAACTGAGTCTTGTAATACTTAGAAATGTATTCATTATCATCTACAAGGCTTTGAATAAACTTTCTATATGGTTTTTGTTTACCTTCTTTTGATGGTCTGTAGTATTGAGTATACACCCAATTCTTAGCAGGATTACAGGTCATTAACATCTTTGGAATTAATCCATAGTCATCTAACTTGTATCTCATTCTTGAAGCTACAATATTTTTGGCTTTCTCTGTTATCTGATTTGCTTCATCTATAAAAGCTCCTGTTATTTCTAATGAACCTAAGTTGTCAAAGTTCCTATCACTTGGGTACAAGAATAAATCCTTTAGCATTATCTCTGACTTATTATAGAACTTAATGATGTTAGATCCTCCATTAAAATTGTAATGTTTATTAGCTTTCAAACCCCACGCGTCACATACTTCTAAAAAAGTATTCAGAGTTGTCTTTTTCAAACTATCTAATTTTGACCTGCCCATTAAGTACCTAGTCTTTGGATATTTTAAACACATAAGAATCAACCAACTACAGCCCACCCAAGATTTACCACCACCTGCTGCTCCACCAAATAATACTTCAGTAGTGGTTTTGTCAAATAGATATTCTATTGCTTCTGCTTGAGTGCTTGTAAATTCTGTATCAATATTCAACTCCCTTGATATTTACATTAATCTTAATTGGCTCATCACCTGAACTGAGGTCAAGTTCTGATCTTTCTATATACCCTCGTCTTTTTCCTTTAGTCTTTAAAAAGAATATTGTAGCTGATGTATTTCCATCTCCAATCTGTTTATGTAACTGACTTTCACCAAAGTCTAGTGCTATATTCTCTATGTCTTTTACTGCCTTAGCAAAATCCTCGTCCTCTTTTAGCCATTTATAATATGTTGAACGTGGAACATCTGAAGCTTTACAAGCTACTGTAACCACCCCCAAACTATTCTCTAATGCTTTTAAAATACTTTCCTTTTTTATATGTCTACTTTTGTCCATTATTATATTTTAGTTTCATACCATAATTATTAACTTTGTTTTTTACCTTATATGATTTTTTCTTTATTAACTTAGTTTTTTTAAATGGCGTATAATCAACGTGATGATGTATTCTACCAAATCTAAATGTAAGTCGTGATACGTCAGGGTGTACATCTACTTGCATTTGACTCTTTGGCAAAGTTCCTTCTTTATCATAAAACTCTGCTGAGTTTCCACCTCTTAATACTTGTGTAGTAGTTTTTAGTTGCATAAAAGCATTAAATTGAATTGTACAATATCCTGCTTTTAACATATCTAAACTCAATATAGTGTCTTCATTATAGCGTCCCCTCCATTTAAAAGGTACATCATTCTTAATTAAATTGCAGCTATATATTCTAGTATTCTTAACAAATGGTGGTACAGCTTGTTTACGTGGCACGAACATATAATAGTTTGGTCCTGCCATTGCTACATTCTCATACCTTTCTACAAAATCTTCCATAGCTTTAAATCCTGCACCATTTCCCAAAGGTATTTGTAGATTGTTATTCATTCTCAAAAACCTATCTATGTTGTCATCCATTACCCAATGATATTCAAATCCATTTTCCTTAGAATGATCCCAAACAAAGTTTCTTGCTGCACCCGGTCCTGTGCTTTTAGATCTTCCAAGTTTATCTAAAACTTCATATTCATCAAAATATTTTTCAGGCAATATTAATATCTTTTTTTTATCAATTACAGCTGAATAATCTTTGTACTCACTTTTTTCTATTACAATATTATAAGGCACATTCATCTTTTCTAATGCTTTACTTGTCAGCCTACTATCTGCCCTGCCTTTTGAAACTATATATAATGGATATTTAGGATTCATATAATGTTATTTCATAGCTTTTATCATATAAAATTGATCTCCAATCTTTTCCAAATATATGCTTTGCTTCTTTAGCTAATAAACAATCATCTTTTAATTTTTCCCAAAAATCATTATCTACACCTGAAGATTTATTAAAAGCACTCTCAAAGAAATGTTGTACTATAAAAGATTTTTCAAAGATCTCATTAATATCAGGAAGTGTATGCCCAAATAATTCTGTTTTACCATCTAACCTTGAAGGTGACTCTAAAGAGTAGCACTTTTCTTTTCCAAGCCAAGCAGGTAGTGGGCAAAAATACAGAGGCTGATAAACTTTTGATTTTTTATCAATACTCATTAATTTTTTTATTGTCCATATTACATAATTCCAAGATTTACTATCTGTTTTTGGTTCTTCCATTAATGTATTCATAATTTTATGAGAAAGTGATGCAATATGTTTTGATATATTCTTACTAACTTTTACAGGAAAAGCAGCTAATGATTTACCATTCCAACTTTTATCATTAATAAATAAAGGAGGGTGGGCATCACCCCATTTTGGAGCAAATCCACCTGTGAGTTTTGCAGGCATAGAAGCAAACCAACCATCATCTTCAGGAAGCTGTCTAAGTATTACAGCGTCCATATCTAAAACGACACCTAAGATCTCTGAAGCAACTTTTAATCTTACTGCATCTGATATATGAGCTATGCTATGACCATTTACTAAAGAGTTATACGCTTGTTTAGATGGAAATATCTCATTTGCATTTTTTACTTTTATACCTTTAGGAACTTGACCCTCATTAAATTCTTGATACGAATAAAGTGTAGTATCATTATTAAATTTAATATGAGATCCTAAACTTAAAAGATGGAATGGTGAAATATTTATTTTTCTACTTAACCACTTATTGTAATCATAATCAATTTTATTATCATAACTACTCCAAAATAAAATATATTTATTATTCATATGTTTTATCAAATTGCTTTGCATTTTTTACTTCAGGAAACCATAATGATTTTGTTTTATCTGTTATTTGCTGATTCAATAATTTTGCAAAACTCTTAATGTCATCTTCATTTTTAAAAGACACTATGAGTTGTCTTATAGGTGTCTTATCCTCTTGATTAAATTCAGGCATATCAGTCCACTCTAAATCAGCATCTAGCTCATTTTTATCATCTTGATTTTCCCATACATCTAAACCCCACTCTGTAATTTTAATTGTATTCCATTCATTACCTAACATAGCCCAATCCCACTCTCCAAAACCTACGTTATCTTTAACAATAAATTCTTTTTTTTGTTCTTCTGTAAGTCCTTCAGCTACTTCAATCCATATATCTTTAAGTCCTGCTTGTTTACTTGCTTTCAATCTCATATTACCACCTAGCACTACCATATCTTCATCTACTACAATAGGTCTGAGCTTCAGCATTTCAGGAAAATCTTGTATTGATTTTACTAGCTTCATAAACTTATCGTTCTTAATGATTCGCGGATTACTTGGGTTGCTTTTTACTTTGTTTATTTTAACTTGTTGTTTCATAATATATTATAGAATTTATTGTTATTTATTTAAAAATCTTCATTAATGCCACGCTCACCACATAGTTTCTCTTTAGCACTATCCCAAAGTTTATCTCTGTTCTTACTTAGTGATGGTTCAGTCCTTCTAAGACTAGGCATACCTTCTTCAGGTTCTGAGTCCATCCATTTGCCACAATCACATAGAGCTTGTATTGTTCTCCACCTTCCTTCTTTAAAAGCTAAAGTTGCTTTTCCTATTTCTTTAGTTTCACCGCAAGTACATTTATAAAGTGTCATAGAGTCTATTTAATTCGTTATGTAAAACATTAATTACTTCTTGGATTAATTTAGGGCTATAGTCTTTTTGAGGTTCTAAAGTTTCTATTTGTGTTATGATGTCAAGAGCTTTTCTAATCTCTGATTTCTTTTCTTCTTGTATTGGGATTGGTGTCATAGTTCAAGTAGTTTTAATAGTTGTTGGCTAGTGTAGATCCTATCATCACCTGAATAGTTTTCATATATACAAGTAAAGTTTTCATCTTCACCCTGCTGCCAAGTCCAAAGACTTTTCACATTCTTTTTAATATGAAACCTCAGAACTGATTTAATTGATTTGTATTGTTTATTTTTTGTATTGTTCATATATTCTTTTTATTCCATCAAAAGCTGACGAGATACAAGAGCCGCAATTAGTTGATGGACTGTAGTTAGTATTAAAAATCGTGTTGTAAGTTTCTATCATTCTTTTTTTAGCTGCTTGATCTTTTGCTCTTCCTGTCTTTAAGTCACCCCACATATCTAAAACCTCATCTATTAAATGTTGCGGCAACTCTTTTGAAGGCTCAAGCTCTGTAGTTTTATCCCAATACTTCTGAGGACAAGCCAAAGGTGCAAGTCGTGCTTTTATTTTCATAAAACATAGACATACTTTACATTGCCCTAAAGTCTTTGAATAGTAAACACAAGACTTGCAGATTGCAATACGTTCTTCATATATTTTGTCAGGTACAAAAAACTTATTCATTCAATTTCTTTTTTAATATATTCCGAACCTTATCTATTGTAGTAAAAAGACTGTTACGACTTATGCTAGTCTTTTCAGCTAGACTGTCAAGAGTATTCCCTTCATAATAGTACAACTCAAAAACCTTCTTATCATACCAAGTGACTGACTCCAAAGCCTCATCAATTTCTTGTAACTTAGTCCATTGCCATTTATCTACTTTACCTTCAGGAATATTGTAAATGCTTTTATGGTCACCCATAGTAGTATTTGTTTCGTAATAGTCCTGAACAGTATTGTAATATTTTTTGTACTTATAATAAAATGCGCTTCTTGTACTTGTCAAAGAACGTCTAAGAGCTACAGCTCCATACTTTGTTATTCCTTCTATTCCATCTTTGTCATAAATTTTCTTGAGAGTTTCAGGATTCATCTGTAAAAAATACAACATAAGTTCCTGAACAGCGTTATCAATTTGGTTCTTATCTGTTGAAAGTCCATATGCCATAGTTCTAAATTTATCAGATAGCTTTGCTATTTCTGCATATATCTCAGTCATCTTGAGGATCTATTCTGTCAATCTTGTCTACTGTTTCTTGTAGTAATTCATCTAAAACCACTTTATATGCTCTGAGGATTGCTCTGTTTTTTTTAGTTTCTAGGGCTGCAAAATATCCATTAGTGGCAACTGAAACATTGATAGGAATTATCATTAACCAATCAAAAAAATTATGCTCTTTAGTTCCTGTTCCATAAGAATTGTGATACTCCAATATCAAGTCAAGTACTTCTAAATAATTTTGGTGTCTTGTCTTTGAGCTTGTTTCTTTTACAAACTCTTCACACATTAATAAGTAAGTTTCTATGGCTTGTCGGTGTTCTTGATTTGCATAGATTGGTTTTCGCATACGCAAACTTAACAGAAAAGTTTACTCAATTCCTTTATCTTTTTTTATGTTTTCAACAAGGTTTTTGTAATAACTGATTTTATCCTCATAATCTAATCTAGTAAACTTGACTATTGACTTAGATAATAATTGTAGTTCTTCTGCTTTTCCTTCACCATATTTTGAGTCTAAATATAATGCAAATTTATACTGTTCACCTGCACGAAACATATTACAAGCTACACATTGAGGTTGGCAATTCTCTTCGTCAAATCTTGTAGCTAGAAAACTTCTTGATTGGAAATGTCCACATTGCATTCCTTTTTTGTAATACTTTACAGAGCCACAAGTGAAGCATTGGCAAAGTCCTTCATCTGTCGCATCTCTTAGCCTTATGTAAAGACTGAACCATTTGTCTAGATGCTTTTTTAATTTAGATATTGTCTTCAATTTTAATCAGGTTTCTTTTGTCAATTTTTACCATTAGTTCAATATCGTGTGTGCTTCCTTTTCTTTTCTTGCGACCACCAAAATAAAATTCACCATTAAGATTTTCAATTCTTTGATAAGCTATGTAGTCATTAAATGCCCATATTATAGCTACAGGTTTTTTATGTTTTATTTGTTCTGCCTGACAGTCTACTAGCTTTCTCATTGATACAACTACATAGTCTTTATCATCATAATTACTATGGACTCCTTTGACTTCAGCTAGTCCAACAAGTTTAGTATTTTTTCTAAGAAATGAATCAATAGCAGCAAAGTCATTATTCTCTGTAAAAGTCATTCCAAAATTCTTGCAAAATATTTCTAAAGCATTTGTTTGTCTTTTCCTATTTTCTGACTTTTCAAATTTCACTTTTTCTTTCTTCTGTCATTTGGTACATAACTTTTTAATTGATCAAATCCAAACATCATTTTAAATGAGCTGCACTTATCAGGGTTGTAAAGTTTTTCTTTTTTCTTTTTCATTTAAGTAGCTTAATTGGTTCTTGATAATAAGGTACATTCTTTTGCTTTAATGTATGGGTTTGATAATAAGCATCATCTATCACTTTCTTATGAGCATAAGTCCACTTGTAAAAAGTTCTGATATTTAAAAAAGGTTCGTCTTTTCCAAATCTTACACCAAGTCTGAAGGCATCTTGTATTTGATTAAAAGTCATTTTACCAAATCGTTTCTCTTGGATTAAATCTGTCGCAAAGATCTTACTTAGACTAGCTAGAGTTTTTGCGTCAGTTCTGTGTCCTATCTCAATTGAAGTTAATGATACTAAGTCTAAGACTTTTTGTGTAAGCTCTTGAAGGTTTTCTTGTTTTAATGGTTTCATAATAATTTTTTAGCTTGTTCATACTGACTTAATTGTGCGTCTAATTTACTCATTTTTTGCTTCTTGTAACTTCTTGTCTCCCAAGTTCTTACAGCCGCTCTCCAATCCTTCATTTTATTTTTACCTACCTTCCAACCTTTTGATTCATAAAAATCATAAAAAGCAAAAGCATCTATTTTATTTTTCCTTTCTGAACAATAAAAATCTATCTGCTCAACTGTTGGCTTTTTAAAATATTTATTGTTTATTTTTATTTCTTTATTCTTATTAATAGTTGTGAAGTTACTTGACTTTAAGTTGTTAAGAAAATGAACAACTAGTTCTTCATTAATTTTAAAGTATTGTTTTGCAGGTATTCCCATACGCTTAACTTCTATCAGTTGGTGCTTTTTAAGCTCTTTGATAGACTTTCTCTGCTGATAGGGTGTAAGAGTAGTATCGGCTTGTATATTAGCCTCAGTATTAAAAAACCAACCATCAGTCATTCCGTTAGATATGAAGTATTCTTCTTTTGAAATTAGATCCGCAAGTAATATTGCGGCTTTTAATCCTATTTGCCTTGCCAATTCCTTATTTAGCACTATGAAAGCTGTACTACTGAGAAGGTGTTTCATATAATCCTGAGTTCGTATTGATAATTTTTGAGGGCTAATTTAATATTTTCTAATTGATTTGAGAAATCAAGGTAAGAAGTTATTATGATACATACAGCTTTTCCACTTTTTACTTCTATAAATACTTGGCTTTTTGCATTTTCTTTTACGCCTTTTTTTAATAGATGAGCTTTTAAAAAATCATCATCTATAAAAGATTTCTTTGATGTTTCTAAGTTTTTGTAGGCTATATAAACTTTGTTAAAAGCATTCCTGTATTGTACCCAAGTAGCATAATTATGTCTATGCTTTTTCTCGTAGTGATAGATCAGAGTTCTATGCCTGTCTAATACTTCAGCAATTATATCACGCTTTGTATGGTCTTCCATTCTACTTATAACACTAGCAATAGATCTACCTATGTTCAAATTCTGCTTCCTGCTTTTTAAGGCTAAAGAGTCTTTAGGCAACCCCAAAACTCTCGTAGTGAGGTCGCATAAATTTATAAAGGTTTCTTGCTCTATCATTAGAAAGGTAAATCTGATTCATCTTTACTAGCTACTGTTTCTTCACCTATCTTAGCTATGAACCAACCATCTATATTATGATAATACTTTCCATTGTATTCTCTTGAAGATAAGTTGATTGAAACATTAACTTCTGCGCCTTCCTGAAGATCTCTAATGCTCTTGACCTTATCACCAAAGAAACTGACTACAACTTCTTTATTGTATTCTGTTCCTGCTTGTTCTATCAAGATTGATTGTTTTTCCCAAGACTTTCCTGACTTAGATGTTCCTGTTTCTCTGTCTAATTTTTTTACTAATTTGCCTATTATTTGCATATCTATTTATTTATTAATTAATATTTTTTTTTAAAATCTTCTGCTTCATCTTCACCAAAAACTCCTAGTTCGTAAAATCCTGTTAGCTTCAGAACTGCTCTTGACATTGCTCTTTTCTCTGCCATTTCCATAACATACCAAGTGTTAGTGTTTCCATCTTGATATCCTTTTCCTTTTAAAGCTGAACCAAAAGTTTGGATTGTAACTTCATTAGATCCTCTTAACATATTTGCATATGCCTTTACAACGCAAAAGTCTTTTTCGCATTTTATGACTTCATAGTCAATACTTATTCCTTCTATGGCTTGGATTTTATCAATACCACTTCTTGTGATAATGATATAATGTTGATGTTTAAAGACATCATCTTTGGTAAGGTTGTATCTTTCATACTTTTCCTTTAATACTTCTGTTTTCATATCTGTTTAATTTAGTTAATAATTGTGTGTAAAGATAAGATTTTTATTTGGATCTTATATGTTTTATGACTTGTTTTTTGATATATTTTAGCTGCTCTGTATCAATCCAATTTAGAAAGTCGTAAGCATCAAATACTACCTGAAAGTCTTTTCCATATTCGTCTGTTCCTCTAAGGTATAATTCGCCATCACAGCATTGAAAGGTGTTCAGGTTATTCATAGCCTTGTGTATCAATTCGTTTTCCATTAGTTTATGTTTAAAATTAAAGCTCCTTTTTTCTGATTATACATTTCTTCATATTGCCTGAGCTTTTTAGCAATAATGATATTCTGTTTTTCGTTATAATGAAATGAGCCTTTTTTTTCTACTTCATAAGTGTAGCACTCATCAAGATTTAATTCTGTTCTGTTAATGTATTCATCTAAGGCTCTATTGATTTCTGTTGGAGTTCCAAAGATCCTAATAGCTGTAGCTATTTCTTGGACATCGTGGTCAAAAGATAGGTTGTGGCTTTGCCATTTTGATACTGTAGTGTATCTGCCATTTGGATAAAAATAGTAATCTTCGCATTTTAGTTTCATAATTTAATAGTTTAGTTGTATATGTAAAAGGATTGAGGCGATAGTAAGCAGAGTAAGTGAAGTGTATAAGACCCAAGATGGTATTATATCTATGAGCCTTTTTTCTGTATTTTCTATCGTGTATTTTTTGTAATCGTTTTTGAATACAAAGGTTGCTAGTTCTTGAGCATTCATAAACTGAACTGACTTAGTTAGCTTATGAGTGACCTTATAGTCTGCTCCTGTTGTAATGTTTAAGTTTTTCATATTTTTTGATGTTAAAGTTAATATTTTTTTTAGAAGTTCTGAATTATGAAGCTATCTTTTCCTACAGGTATTGTATGAGTGTAGTCGTGTAGTCCATCTATATCTACTATGTCTTGATATTCTTTACAGGTGTAGTTAGACTTAAATTCATCTAGATCTTCGTACTCTGTGTATTCGCAACATAAAGCTATAGGATCAAATTCTAATTCGTGTCCTGTGTCCTGTTCGTATTGCTCTAAGTCTTCAAATAGTGCTTGTAGTCCTACTCTGCTAAAGCTATTTGGTCTGTTAATTTCAAACCATCTTTTAAATTCGTACTCGTTGACATTTGTTTTCATTTTCTTTTTTTTTAAATTAATACTATTTTATTTACTACAAAAAAAAACCCTAAAAATTAGGGCTTTTATTTTTAAGCTACTAAGAAATCTTCTGCAGTTTCTCCTGTAGGCTTTCCATCTATGAGGATTCTTATACTAGGACAGATACCTGAGGTTAGGATATAATCTACTAATTCTCCTATACTACTAAAAGATTCCTTACTTCCTTCTAAACTATACTTTTTCATTTTGAATATTTTTAAATTTTAGCTCCTTTTGAGTGGTGGCTTTTACTCTATTAGGGTAAGAGAGTTGCCTGTCACTAGATAAGATTGACCTTGCTTAGTTTAAAATGGAGGCTTTCGCTCCTGAGGTTTCTGATACTATTTCTTCCCTCTCTTGTAGTACAAAGATATAACAAATAAAGTTATTAACCTAATTTTTAACTAAGTATTTAACAAATAATAGAAAGTGCTAGATACAGCAACTTTAAGTGCTGTCTAGTATGTTACTATTAAAAAGGTCTGAAAGTGCCTAAAAAGGCTCAAGGGTGCTATAAATTAAGCAGTATAATGCCTAATATTAAAAGCATATATATTAGAAAGATTTTTATGGTTGGATTTTCTTCCATTACAAAGGCATTAAAAGATTTAAAGGAGTTTCGCCATTATTTAATACTACAGCGCAACCAACTGCCGGTCTTTTGCCATATTTAGCATAAGCCATAGCGTAAGACTTATGATTTATTCCGCAGCCTACCTGAGTTCCAAAGACTCTGAACTTCTTACCTACATAATGTTCTGTATAACATTGTGTGTGGAGATGCCCTTGTACTGTGTTCATCATATCAGCACGACATTTAGTCCTTGCAGTACCGCCTTCACCGTGTATATACTGAACACCATCTTGCTCATAGCGTTCTACAAAATCCCAATTAGGCGTTCCTAAAACTTCTTTGTAGGACTTAATCCATTTACTTGGAATAGCTGAGGTCTGAGCCTTACGCATTATAATTCGGTCGTGATTTCCGATTATAACTTTAGTGCCTTTTTCGTCAAAGGCGTTGTACCATTTAGATATTTTTCTTGTAGCTAAATCTAATTCGTCTGCTCCACCCATACCATCTGCTGAGGTTTCGTGATATGAGCTATAATGATTGTCTATGATATCACCTATGAAGATTGTTTGAGTACAGTTATAAGACTCATACTGCTCTAAACAAAAGTCAAGATAACCATCAAGACAAAAGGGTTCGTGAAGGTCACCGATAACTAGAACATTTCTAGCTTCGGTTTCCCTCAATTTTTTAAGTGCCACAATTTCGTGTGGCTTTAGTCTAAATCTATTTGTTTGACTTTCCAAAATCTGCTAAAGATTGACCACCTAACATAGCAATAAGACTCCACCAAATCTGACTTACGCTTGTTTCATCAACTCCAAGAGCTGCTGCAATAATAGGTATTAAGATTGAACTGATTCCAAGCCATACTTTCTTAGAGCTAAGTAATTGTGTAATAATGTAACTTTTCATTTTATTTATTTTTAATTATTAAATTTATTTTTTCGCCACCTAAATTAATGATTTCCTTCATAAGTAAATCCATTGCAAAAGTTGAGTTCTTAACATAGTCCTGTTTACTTGCAAATCCTACTAGGATACAGCCTCTTGTATCTTTTGCTGAATTGCCCCTGTGAAATAATATGTAATCTCGGTTGGGTACATCTTTAACTAGAAGGTGCAAGTATTCTCTTGTAGCTGATTCTCTTGCTAGTCTTAGTCTTACCTTGTACTCACCTTCAGGAATACAAGAGATCCTTCTTTGATTATCCTGCCAAGGATTTTCTAAGGTGTCGCACATTCTTTCTCCATTTAAAAAAAGCTCACCTACAGTAGATTCGTTAGTAAACGTATCTCGTATGATTAATAGGTTAATCTTGTGAGGCGTAGTCAGAGTTTGGACGATAGACTGAGATTTTGACTCCATTAACTTCGCCAACCAATTCTTTACGAGCATTAAGATCCTTTTCATCTTTTTTAGTGTATTTAGGATTTTTACTGTTTAGCTTTTTCTTTTTGTTTGTTGGTACGTCCATATTATTTTATTTTAAATTTAATGAATTTATAAATCGTAAATGATATTGCTAATACTAAAGAAACTAGTGTTAATATTTCATTGCATTCAGTTATGCTAAATGCTATTGCCGAGCCATTAGCGACTGCTACTTGGATTGTGTCTTGAACTTCTTTCATTTATTTTAGTTTTAGGCTTTGTTTCCAAGTAGGATTTCAGCTTAGTTATATTTTTTGGTTTTGTTTTGTAGTGTTTCTTCATTAATCTAAAAAGTTCCTTAATGTAAGACTAGTGCCTTGTTGATTTGGTCTTTCAAGGTTCATTCCGTTATAGTAGGCGTTTCTATCAGGACTGACATCTGAACCGGAGCTTGTTGAGTATTCAGGAAAACTAGCTAGATTGTTAGTGACATAGTCTATCATTCGTTCCGTATAGTATTCGGCTGTATTTCTGACCTCTTCACGAAGGTGTTGTGCTTCTTCTGTACTTAAAGCTGTTCCTGTTTCTGAGGTCTTAGAATAGATATTGCCATTTTCTATCTTGAAACGAAGAAACGGAATGGAGTGATAAAATGCCCAATTCGGTAGCATGTCACCAATATAATCATCTACGAGAGTTTTGTATGCTCCTGCTAAAGTTCCTGCTGTAATTTCAGCTTTTAATTTGTCAGTTAAATCTGTGCCAAGTTTAGTTTCTACATAGAGCTTCTGTGCTTGTCTTACATACGGAAGTAGTAAATCTACATCTACATTTAGGTTGATTGCGGTGCTGTCTTTGAGCTTTGCTTCTGATATAAAGAGTACGTATGCCATAATTAATTGTAATATCCGTGGTTATCCATTCGTTGAGGTGGTATTGCTACCAACTTATCATTTCTTTCTGCTGTAAATCCTTCAGATACAGCTTTCGTGTAGCCTATGAGTTCAGCATCTTTAATAGGTTGCTTTGCATTTCTTAGTGAAGTCTTGTAAATCTTACGCAAGAAAAAATGCCGACATTGTGGTCCTCCTTTGTACAAAAAGATATTATAAGTTCCTTTCTCTCCATCTTTGTATGCGTATTCAGGGTGTCCAAATCCTTTATTTACTACTTGACTATTCGCATTCACCAAGTCTTCTTTACGATATACTTTTTCTGCTGCTACCATTAATTCACAAAACTCTCTGCTTGTTCCTGATTTATTTTTTAAGAACTCATCTGTTTCATAAACATACCTTACTTTATAATAATCGTTATAAGATTTATTGACCCCATCTTGACTACTTCTTGCGTTTGGTCTTGCGGTTACAGTTTCAGCTAATTCAATTCTTTTATTAGCCTCTTTGTTTAGCTCCTTTTCAAAGTTAAAATCATTATGTTCACCATCTACAATTTCTTCATCTACCAATTCCCAATCATCAGACATATCTTCACCTACTTCGTTAATCCACTTTTGAAGTTCTGTTTTATTGCAACATACTTTTTTAAGTTTCACATCTTGCTCTACAGTATCTTCATTGTCTAAAGGTTCAAGCCCAAGTTCTTCACGTATTTCGTCTGTAGTCATCACTTCTCTGATAGTCTTAGAATCAAATTGAACTGTAATAGGTTTAAGCTGTACAAAATTCACAGGTAAATCCATATTATTTACTTGAAAGATTTTTCTAAGGCTTTTAACTAACTGATCTTGGAATGGCTTGATAACAGTATTTAAGTAAAAATTTGCTGCATTTATGATTTCATCTGTATTTGAACTAAAACCATTAGACGAGTCTATGCCCATAAGCGTCTTAGAGGTTACTCTATGCCCACTTAAGATGTTTGAGGTAAGTAACTCTTGTAGTGCCAAATATTGTTTATCTAAGTCGCTAGAATTGATTGGTGTAATTTCAGGAGTTCTTGTCTTATCGTCTGAAAAGGTAAGTACAAACTTGCCACTATTTTTTTCTGAGCAGAATTTTTCTGTCAAACTTTGTTCTATTTGAAATCGTTCTTCTTGTGTAGGTACGCCATTTGCAAAGCTAATCATAAAGCTCCCTGCAAATCCATTTGAGATATTATTTAAATGAAACTCAGATACACGACCATCAATAAGTGCCCAATTATTGCAGCTAACGTAGTCAGGAGTATAATAGCTATTCATATTCGGACTGTAAAGTCCTGAATACATAAGTTGATTAGCTGAAGTCCTGTCGTGAGTATTAAAGCAAGGAACGTAATAAGGTTTGTTCTGTCTAGTGTTTGACCAATCTGCTGAGATGTAGTAGCCTGTAGTTTTTCCAAATTCGTCAGGTCTTGCGCATCTTACTTTAGAAGTATCAACGTGATAGATTTCAGCAATTTGTGTTCTATCCTTTGACCATACTATGTTAAGTGCGAATGCTCCCTGTAGCTTAAAGTCAAAGGCTAGTTTCTTTATAACTTCGTGTAGGCTTTCATTACTGTTAGCTCTATTCATAAAGTTTTTTAGCTTAATACTAGCATCTGTTACTTCTTCATCTTCAATTATAAGGTCTTCACCTGCAATCATTTCGGCTGTAGAATTAATAATGGCAGCAGATATACTACTTGAATAGTAAAGATCTATCAAAAACTGCGGATATAAGTTTTTCCATTCACCATTAGCATCTCCGTATTCAATCCAATCTTTTCCACGAACCTCTGCAATAACAGGAGCTGTTGATGTTTCTAAATTAATATTAATGATATTGTCTTTCATATTTTATTTTTTATAAACTTGCGAGTCTAGCATTTACATTAGCTGTTAAGGTAGCACTTGTTGAGCTGAATATTTGTACTTCACTTATTGACCCATCGTACGGATTGAGGTCGGTTTTTCTAACACCAAGAGTATCTATGTCTGCTGTTCCTGAAATTGTAGTTGTATCACCTTGTTCCACCCCATTCCACCAAAGATTTAATACATTACTTGAATCTCTTGTTATGACTAAATAGCTATCACTAAACCAAGTGCCACTATCTAACTCTAAGTCGCCTAATGTATTATCAATCTTGACTCTTAATATACTATTGGAAAATAGTTTAACAAATTCACCTGCAGTTGTATTATCACCTATGATAATTCCACCTGCTGCTGCAACGTGTAGCCTCATTCCAATAGTAAATTCACCTGTCAAAGATATTTGGGTTGATGGCAGACTTAGATGGGCGTCCTCAGAAGGATCAAACGTTAAAGCACCTGTTGCCGCATCATATGTAGGCGACTCTGCTGCATTGTGAGGCATCAGGAGATGTCCACCCCCTCCATATTTAAGACCAACCCAACCGTAGACTCTGTCAGTATCTCCCGGTGTACCATATAAAGAGATGCCTTCTTTATTTTCCCACCAAACTTCGCAACTTGTTTCATCAGTTGGCTCCCAAGGAGCACCCCCACTTGTCTTTTTTAGTGTATTTAAACTTAACGCTTGTTTAAGTGCTAACATATTCTATGTAGTTGGTCCTTCGTGATAACCTACTCCAATACCACTCGTTAGAGTTATTGCAGTCACGTTCATAAATAGAGTCGTTCCTGCAGGTAGTGTCGTTTGTAAATTTTCTCCACCTGTTGCATCTGCTACTGTTATAGTGGAAACTACACTTTCTACAGGAAAGTAAACACAATACCAATCTTTACTTGTTTGTGCTCCTGTAGTAAAGATATCAGTATCTCCATTTTTTCCTAATTGCTCTGTTAAGAGCTGTTGTACATTTTCTATTGCCATTTTTTAATTTTTTTATTGTCCATAATATATATAATTCGTTGAATCAGGAGCTACACGTTGTGTGTATTGAACCTGAGCCTTTCCTGTATAATCTGTCATATTTAAAATTCCTTTAGTTACTAGCCCTTGAACTACACCATGAGAGTCTTCAACAGGCAATACGTCTTTTTCTGTAGCAGGTGCTGTATCTTCAGATAGTGTTATTTCTGCTAACCAAGACACTTCATATACTTCATATTTATAGTGTCCTGAAGGTATTAACTTCGTTTGACCTGCAAACATATCAGGCTCATCACTATATAAAAAGCTGAAAGTTGTATATCGATTTTGTATTGTTTCTTCAGCCGCATAAGCATATTGAACAGAACCATCCATATCATTTATGAACTTCCATAAGTGCCAAATATGGTTTGAAGTAACAGAAGTATTTATACGATTATCTTCTGTACATAGAAATACGTGAAAAGTAGACTCTGTGATTGCTTGTATCATTATTATATAATAGAAAAAGTTTGATTCTGTTTGGCTTGTAAAAGAAAAAGGGGCAAAAGCCCCTTAATCAGAATATATGAAAACTACAAATTAGATTATGATGGATCTATTGTAATTACACCACCATCGTCAATGTTATCAAAAGGTACTCCACCTGTAGAGTGGTCTTTTAATATTGGTGATGGTGCAGGTTCAAATCCTTCAAAGTTCAAAGTATAACCATTCCTGTCCGAAAAGGCAGCCCCTGATGCTGCTGAACCTGAATTTAATGACATAGCGTTTTTAACGCCCATTGCCATTATAATATCCTGTCCACTTGAAGTTTTAGTTGCGTTAAGTTGAACGAATATAACTACTTGAGTTTGTCCGAGCAACTTGATTTCATTTTGGTCTTCTTTTGTAAGACGATTAATAACCATTGAAAGAGTTGGTTGGTAGCTGATAGTTCCATTTTCTGTGCTTCCTGTTACTGTTTCGCTTATTGATGTAGATCCTCTCGGAACTGCATATCTGTAAAGTGGTGAAGTAACACCCCCAACTGTCATTTCAATATCTGTTACTTCAGAAGATGAAACTGTTATTGAATCAATTTGATCAGCTACTCCAAAATACACGTACTTTATTCCGCCTGATACTCTGTTGCAATCTAATCCTCGTCCTTTTGTTAATGATGTACAAGCCATTGTTATTTATTTTTTATGAGGTTATTATTTCAGTAGCAGGATTTATTGTAAATCCTGAGTTGTCAAACGGGGTGCTAGTGTAATCTTCAAGCATTGGAAACGGAATGCTTTCTAAACCGTCCCAAGTTAAAGTGTATCCATTTCTGTCACCAAATCCTGCTCCTGAATCAATAGTACCTGCATTTAATGACATTCCATTTACCATTCCTAAAGCTACAATAACATCGTGCCCATTACTTAGCTCTTCATTTAATTGAGCAAAAATCCTTACTTGAGTAGCACCCATTAATTTCATCTGCTCTTGCATATCTTTAGTAATTTTATTAAGTACCATTGAAACTGTTGGAGTGTAAAAAATAGTCCCATTTTCAGTTGAGCCTGTTACAGCTTCGTCAATCGTTGTACTACCACGAGGAACGGTATATCTGTAAATGTCATTTCCACCAAAGTTAATAGTATCAATCATTTGCTCACTTGTGCCTGTTGCACTAGAATAATCATATGAAGTTATTTGGTCGTAAACAGAAAAATATAAATATCTCACTCCGCCACTTGACCTGTTACAATCTAAGCCCCTACCTTTTGTTAATGCTGCGCATGCCATATTTTAATTGTTTTAGAGTTAAAGGGGGCTTTCACCCCCTTTTATTTATTTTATTTATGATACAAGAACTACGTCAGCTCCAATACCTACTTGGCAACCTCCTGAGTATCTAGCTACCACTCTCATATTGTCTGATCCATCTAAAGCAGCCATATCCATCAAGCTTATTCTAGTTTGGTCGCTTAACAAGTCAGTTCCAAAGAATAAGTTAGATTTTTCTGCTGCTACTAAAACGTCATCTGACATTCCTGTACAAACTGCCAACTTGATTCCTTCAAATACTGCATCATAATCTCCATTCATAGAATAAGCATTTACATATCCTAAAGTTGAGATAGCTGAAATGTATAATCTGTAAGACTTTGGACTCATATAAATGTAAAGATCTTCTTTTGTATATACATTAGTTGGAATATCTGCTGTACAGTTTTGTAAGTTTGTAATAATGTTACCTGCTGTATACGCTGTTCCTGCTCCACCTACATTAGCTACATCATTTACTGTAGCATCTGCAACTAAAATCCCTACTGCTGCTGCAGGCGTTACAAATCCTGTCCATTCTCCTGCGTCACCTACATCGCCATTCCAAATATTATTTTCTGTTGAGTCAGCTATAATTTCACCTAAGTAAGAAATTACATAGTCATCAAAAGATGCAGGTGGTGGTGCTCCTGCTCCTGCTCTCATTTGTAATGCCTCCCAAGAATCCAATAAATCTGCCTTACATAAGTCAGTATTGATTTGTAGATTTTTAGGTGTTAATACATTTTCTGTTAATGCTAAAGTACCTGCAGTTGTGAAATTACAAGTTGCATCTACTACCATTCCTGTAGCATTCATTTTCTGAATGTTACTCTTATATTTGATATTTTCTATCATAGTCAAGAACTCCATAGAAGTTGCTTGTCTTAATGCCGCAGAGATGTAAAATCCTGCAGCTTTTCCTGCATAATTACTAGTTGTTGTTAATGCCATTTTATTTTATTTATTTAAGTTATATATGAATTGTTCTCTTTTTGTTAGTTTTTTATAATCTGCTTTTGACAAACTAACTTTTTCAGAACTAAATTTATTTGTATTTATAGGAGCTTCAGCAGGTTGTTCTGCAAGTTCCGTTTTAAGTTTTTCGTTTTCAGCTTTTATTGCTTCCACTTCTTCGGCTGAAAATTCTTTTACTTCTGTGGTCTTTATAGTTTTAGGATTTGTAGATGGCTCTTCAGTTTCTTCTGCCATTTCTTCAACATCACCTTTTTCACCAATTTCTTTCTTAATATCTGATACAGCATCTTCCAAGTTTTTGATTCTTTTTTCCATACCCTCCCAATCATCAACTGATGCTTCGTCATCATCTTCACCTCTGTCTTCACCGAGTTCTTCTTTTTCTTCAGGTGCTTCTTCTTTTTCTTCCGTTTCAGACTCAATAACTTCAGCTACAATACCTTCTTCTTCTACACGAAATGATACGCCTGTGTCCGTTTTGTATGTTCCTACAGGTAGCAAGATTGTAGTGCCATCTTCCGTTAAAACAGATATATCCACTCCTGCTTCTAATTCTTCAGCAGTAGATACGAAAATTGTGCCATCGTCTGACTTCGCTTGCCAAGCCAATTTCACTTCTTCGTCTTTGCTAAGACCAAGAGCTACTAATATTTGTTCTTTTAAATCCATAGTGTTCTTTTTTTATATAATAGAAAATTTAGTTAATTATTTGATTTTGTAATTATTTCATTTAATGCTTTTAGGATCTCTTCATTAGTTGGTGCTTTTTCAGACATCTTTTCCATCTTATCTGTAAAGTAACCTTCAATGCTCAATCCTCTCAAAGAGCCATCTTTTATCTTTGCCCATAAGTCATCATTCTCAATTCTCATTTTAACAAACCAAGTTCCATTTGGTAAATCAAATCCGTACAATTTAGACTTATCCATATCACCTTCTTTTATCCAAGACTCAACAGTTAAAACTCCTGATACTCTATCTTGGTGTTCATAGGTAGCTTTATGGTGGTTATTATGTTTCAAGTAAAGTTCTGAAGCCTTTCGGACAGTTTCTTTTGAAAAATATACATAATATTCTGAGTCAGTATTTGCATCATATCTGAAAATCTGCTTATTTGGGATTAAAGCAGGACTGACTACAATTCTTTTGTCCTCATCTACTTTAGCAAAAGTCAAGTTATTCTTAGACTTATTAAAGTAAACAAAGTCCTGCTCAATGGCAGGTGCTGAAACTAAACTAATTGCGTCAATAGCAAGTTCTTGTGAATCGTTATCAATTACAAGTTCAACTATTGAGGTAGTTTTCATTTCTTCATAATGGTGGTCAGGATTTGCTTTTTGACACTCTTCTAAAGTATCGTATTCACATTCTCCTGTTTCACCCCATTTATATTTTCCTTCTTTGCATTTTGTACAAGGCATAGTATATAATAGATTTTGTTATTAATTATTTGATTTGTTAGATTGTAGCTCTACGTCTTATGTTAGCTAATTGGTTTTGGCTGTTAGTCATTTCGTCTGTTACTACAAAGGCTTTGATAGGTTCAGGAGCTGTTCCACCTGTTAAGTCAAATTCACCTGACATCATTTGAGGTGCAGGAACTTGTTCTGTAGTTGTAGCAGGTGCTGTTATATTCCCTCCACCACCACCTCCACCACCACCACCTGCTGAAGTAATAGCTTGAACATTTTTAATACCTGCAGCAACTGCGGCTGCTGCTGCAACCCCTCCTAAAACAGGTCCGACTACAGGAATCCCTGCCAAAGAAGCATAAGATGCCTGTGCTGATTTATAAGTATCTATGGTGGCTTGAACAATAGCTGCTGCTTTTCCTGCGGCTGTTTCTTCACCTAAGATTTCAGCTAAAGCTCCTGCTGTACTGTGAGCAATATTCATCTTTTCCTTAGCTGTCATATCTGCCCACTTAACTTCTTGGTCTGATAGCTGTTGAAATGTCCTTGTAGCGTCTTTTACTTTCTTTTTGTCATCAGTTGCATATTTTTTATCAATAGCATCAAGTTCGGCAGCGTATGCTGCTTTTAAATCTACCAACATAGCAGAGCCTTCTTCTTCACCTGCAATCAGACTTTCCCATTTTTCTTGTGCATCTAGTATTTCATTTTCTTTTGCAGTTCTTTGAGATGCATAAAACTCATCTAATGCTTCAGCTACATCAGTTATTTGTTTATTAAGTCTATCGGCTTCCAAGTCCATTAATTCCTGAAGTGCAGCTTTTTCTGCTTCTATTCCATCAAGTCTTGCTTGTTCCCTAGCTTTTTGTTCTGCTGATATTTTTCTTTGAATACCATTTAATTGTCTAGCTAACATTTTTTGCTTAGTAAACGATTTTGTTTCTAGCTCTATCATTTTAGCTTTTTCTTCTTGTAATTTTCTTTCATCTTCGGCAGTACTATTTGACATATTCTTTCTTTCTTGTGCTATTCTAACACGTTCTGCCTGATTATCAATTTCTATTTGTAATAGATTTTTTTCTACTTCTACAGCATCTGTCAGGGCTTTTTTCCTTTCTTGTAATGACTTCGTTTCATCTGTAGCTATTAACCTAGCTTCAGCTATTTGCCTCTTCATCTCTGCCTTTATAGTAAGCTGATCCTTTTCTACATCTCTTAACTTCTGACTTGCTTTTTCTAACTTACCTGCAGCCTCAGTTTCTTTAATCATTTCATCTGTAA